GATGTCCTAAGCACCGTCACTTCCAGTAGCTTTTTACAATTTGGGACCGGGCGAGTAAACAGCGGTCCCGATGTAGCGAACGGCCTCCCTGCGGTATCCTTCTTCGTCTCCCATTGCGACGTGCAGGACGGGGTTTTTGGGACATCGACGATTCCAACCACGACTGCCATCGTCACTAGAACGCTAGAGGAAATCACGCTAACCGGAACGCCGCTTTCGGTCATGCATCAGGCGGCCGGCAGCGTAGTTGCTCGGCTCGTCAGAAAACCCGGACAGGGCAACCCCGCCACGATCGTCGGCGGTTCTGTTATGAATGCCTGGGGACTTGGCGACTGTGAGGGCGGCAGCAACGTCAGGTCTAGCTTATATGGTAATAGCGACCTTGCTGACGCAGGAACCGGCATTGCGTGGGGCATTGTTCAGAGTGCGGGCGGCTCATGGCAAGCGGGCGCTCACGCAAGCTGTGTGGACGGCTACACGGTAGGAACGAGCACAGACGCTACTGCGCTAGCTTCGACAGGTAGCTATGGTGTCGGGTGTTCACCCGGATTTCCGGGGGTCGCTCTCAACGGCTGGCTGCTGAGATATGATTTCTACGCAACGAAGCTGACGAACGCGCAGCTTCAAACCGCGTGCGCATTGCCAGCACCGACCAACATCGGGGCCGCGTTGCCTCGGGGTGCCGATCTTCTAAGATACACAAATAAGATTATCGACATCAGCCCGACCACGGCTGACATCGCGCCTAGCTTCACAGGCGCGTTTTCTTTCTTCGATAGCATATTTTATGACACAAACCCGCCCGACAAAACGCCGTACTTTAATGCTGGAAGCGAACTCGGCATTCCGATGGGCAAGCAAATCCTATCGCAAAACCGCAGTTCATTGCACGGCAACCTTCAGTATATGGCCGGGATTAACGGCTTCTATGTTGAGTGGGACGTGCGCCTTTCCGGCAACGACCCCGATCATTTTCCGGCTGTATGGGTCATGCCGCAGGAACACAACGCGGCGCAAACGGATGCTTATGGTGCTCTCGATCCTGTTGGCGGTGCCGATCCTGCCGGCTATGAGCGCTGGATGGAATTGGACGTTGACGAAGGAGGCTTCGGCCCCTCCACAACTTCTAGCGTCATCGATTGGCAGGGCACCTTTGATAACGCGAACGGACAGTATTGGCGGGACTTTCCGACCGACACCGTTCCCGGCAACGGCATCACGAACAAGATCGGCAAGGGCTGGATTGACCGGACCCAGAAGCACACCTTCGGCGCCAGTTATGATCCGCGACATAATGTCGTCCGCTGGTACCTCGACAACGTTGAAATTTTCAAGGCCCAAACAGGCGTTCCGACCATCGCGCCGTTCCAGAACTTCTATGTCATCACGGGGGCGCAGACCTTCGGAGGCAACGTCCCCTATACGATGTACCTAAGCCGAATACGCGCCTATACTGTTCCAAGACTTCTAGGATATGGCGACAGTTTGATGGCTGGCACAGGAGCCAGCTCGCCCGCGACGGCATGGTTCTATTTGCTTTCCGTCGCACTGACGCGCGGTTTAATTGATCGCGGCGTCGGCGGCACGGGGAGCACCGCTATTGCCGCGAGTGTCGTCAATTTCGGCTTTGAAGCGACGGCTAACGATATCGTCATCATAGAAGGCGGATACAACGACTTCCCGTGGGCAGCGGGGACTGTGGAAAGTAACATCGCAACTGCTGTCGCTTCCCTCCCGGCTGGCACAAAATACCTTGTCATGGGGATACCCACTTCCGAACTGGCAGCGCCCTATGTGGGCGGCCTTTATACTGGTGGTACATACCGACCGGCGGTTGACACGATCAACAGCAATAATGCGGCCACCTACGGATCTCGGTTTGTTGATATCAACGCCTACCTGATCGCGAACGGCCTTTCGTCGCAAGGCATCACGCCGACCACACAAGACACAATCGACCTCGGACACGGCATCGTACCATCGTCGCTTCGGAACGATTTGGTGCATTGGAACGATGCCGGGCACAAAGCGGTAGAAGGCAAGATGCTTTCCGTCATTCAGGGTCTAGGCTGGTAGCAATCCGCGCTCTCTCAGGGGCACCGAGTAACACCATAATATCCCGACAGTTACCCCAACGTAACATACTGATTTTTCTCACGTTTTCCCTTGGTTTATACTTGACGTAGATACTCTTTGGATTCATTTAAGCCCTACCAACCACAGAGGGCTTCATGACCGAACTTACTGGACCACACGCCGAAACCGCCGCGAAAATCCGCGGCGCCATCGGACTTATTACTGAGGACGAGGCCGCGGCGGTACTTCTCCTCAATTCTGCCGGCACGCTGGCGACATGGCGCGGCCAGGGCAAAGGCCCGCAGTCGGTGAAGCTCGGCAAGAAGGTGTTCTACAGCACCGCCGGACTAGTCGAGTGGGTCACACGACTCAACCACGAGCAGAACACCCCCAGCGAACAGCCTGCAAAGGCCGCCTGATGCCTGCGCAGGTAAAGCAGACTCGGAAGGCTTCGCTTACTGAGACGCTCCTCAACACGTTCCTAGGATTCGGGGTGGCCCTCTCAGCGCAAGTCCTCGTGTTCCCTTTGTTCGGGATCCACATCCCGCTCACCAGTAATTTCCTCATAGGGGCCATATTCACGGTCGTATCGATCGGACGTGGCTTTGTGCTTCGCCGACTGTTTGAGCACCTGCGCGTGAACGGACTGCTGCCCTGAGCGCGTATCGCATTCGCGAAGTTGACGGCGACGACGAGGCCGACACCCTCGCATCATTGCACCATCGTACGTTCGGACCTGGCGAGCCCCAAGGCGACTACGGCGATGGGTATTGGTGGTTGGTATATTTTGAGGATCACCCGGTAGCGTTCGCCGGCGTCTGCGAATCCAATCGGGATTACGATGTTGGGTATTTCTCCCGCGTCGGCGTCCTCAAAGAGCATCGCGGCAACGACCTCCAATTGAGGCTCATGCGGGCGCTCGAGACCAAAGCGCGCAAGGTCGGCTGGACCAGGATTGTCACCGACACCCACGAGCGGCCCTACTCGGCCAACAACATTATCACCGCGGGATATCGACTCTATACGCCGACATACCCGTGGGGCTTCCCAAACACCCTCTACTGGCAGAAAGATCTTTGAGATGAACGACGATAGCCTTGGCGATACCACACCTGTGATCGGCCTAGATTTCGGGCGCAACCCCTCGGCCGTTCTCGCATTCAAGCCGCGCGCGGTTACCCCTAAGGTAACAGAACCCAAGGACGCGATCATAGAGCTGCTCGAGGATTACCTAGAGTCCGCCAAAGCCGGGAAGATCCAGTTCCTTGCGGTTGCCACCATCGACGATAGGGGTGTTGCCTTCTCGACCTGGGAACCAGAAGTCGACAACTCGCCGCAGCTTATTACTTCGTCACTCGGTGCGGTGAGTTATTTGAACTTTAGGTTCAACCAGGCCTGCGCCGCCGGGGCCGAGCCCGACACCAGCCTTAGGCCCGAATAATTAAGTCCAGGCGCCCGAGACCATCTTGGGGCGGGTGTTCTTGATTCTGCCGGCCATTCTCTTGGCGAAGAGTCCCTGCATTCCACCATGCGCCGATAGGCACGCGTACTGAAGTGCGTCGGCGATATGCGAGAACTCGTTCTTATCGGGCTTGGGCTTTCGGGCGCCAGATCTAGTTTTGGCGAAACGGTACCCGCCGGCCATCGCCTGAATAAGAGTTGGACAGCGCTCTTCGTCGAACAAGATCGCCGGTCCGCCGTCGCGCTGCGCCAGTAAGAAAGCCTCGACAGCCCTAAGTCGCGGATCGATGTCGTTGGTCGGCGCCGGGAACGCCATGAAGCCCATGCGCTTCAGCGTGTCGAAGGTTGTCTCTTCGTAGATGGAGCTCTTCGAGATACCGCTGGGGTCGCCGACCATCGCGACGGCTTTGCCCAAGTATCTTGGGGTCATGATAGCCGGCCGCAGCGCGCGCTCGATGTGCGCCTCGAGGCCAATGTCCTCGGCTGCAACTTCTTCAAGGACCAGAAGCCGGCCCTTGTGGTCCATCTGACAAATTACGCTGCACGGGTCGCGGCCAAAATCCTGACCGATGATGATGGGGTGGCCGGAGACTGGCTGGAGATCCTTGACGACGTGAAAGCCGCGATTGAAACTCTCTCGAAACACTGCCGTGCCTGAGGGATCATTCCCGTATTTGGCGTGCACATAGCGAAGTACCCAATCGCTTCCGTGGCCGCGTGCGAGGCGCTCATAGTAGGTTCTCCCTTGGGCGATACGCGCTGGGTCATCGATTGGCAGCTTTAGCGTCTCGGTGGTCTGCGTGAGCCAGTTTAAATTTTCCGCGGTCGCTTCGAGGCCGCCCGGCTGCTTGAATATTTGAAAATCCGGAGATGGGCTCTCCATGAACTTATGCCACTCGGTCCCTTCACTTGGAAAATTTGTGTCCGCGATCATCCCAAACCAAGTGCACCCGCCGAGCTGCGCCGATGGGTAACGACCGAGTCGGCCGGCGAGAGAGTCGACAAGACCTACGTCCATTTCGATTGCTTCTGACATCCAACTCGCGGTGAGCTGCATCGACAGAAGCCTCCTCTGATCGTCGAGGTTATCCAGCGGTATCAAGATCCATTCGGAACGCACATCGCCAATTTGGATGTGAACGGTGTTCTCGGAGACCTTGTAAGAGGCAACGCCGTCCAGCCAAGTCGTTATGTCTTTTAATACCGTGTCGCGTAGCTGTTTTAGGGTCTGCCGAACAATAGCGAATCGCGTATAGCGAATGCCGTCGGGGGCGGGGGCTTGCTCACACGCTCGCCTGAAGAGTTCGAAGATGCACGCGGTGGTCTTACCGCTACCAACTGGCCCCGCGATCAACCGGCCGAAGGACTGGCTTTTCATAAATTTCGCGGCCGTCGGAGTCGCTGTAAAGTTGATCGACGCCATTAAGAATGCGCCTCGATGTAGTCAGCCAACGCCCGGATGGCTCTCGCGTCCTCCTTCATTTGGCCCAAGGAGGTATTACACCCGCGGCATAGAATGCCGCGCACTACTCCGCTGACATGACAATGGTCTGTGTGCCACCCACTCCTGCCACCCGGATCGCCGCTCCGGCAGGCCGCGCACTTGAATCCTTGGGCGGAGAACAAGGCTGCGTGTTCTTCTCGGGTTATCCCATATTTGTGTTTGAGTTGGGCGTTCCGGACTGATTCCCGCCTACGATCCTTGTTCGCTGCCCGATATCGCTTTTCAATCTCGCGACGATGATCCTTGTTCGCTGCCCTATATAGTTTTTGACTTGCGAGAATGCGGTCTTTGTTTTCCGCATACCGCCGCTTGCTACGCTCGCGACTGCTCTCGCGCTCACGCTCTTTGTTCGCTTCGTACCACAACCTACAGCGTTCTTTATGGGCTGCCGCTTCCTTTTCGTCTGCCATACCCAGTGCGTTACGCCGTGGAGGTATCCGATGAGTCTCTTGTGGGATTACTCTTCGAGATAATTGGCGAGGCGTCGGAGCACAGCGGGCCTATCCTTGGCAAATCCCAGGGCGAGGTTGCATGGCCTACACAATACGCCGCGGACTTTTCCCGTCCGATGGCAGTGATCTGTGTTCCAGTAATCGTCCTTTTTGGCGCGGCAACCGGCGCAGCGGTAGCCCTGCGCCCGCAGGAGCCTGTTGCGTTGCTTTATGGTGATTCCGTACTTTGCCCGGTGCCGGCTGCATAGCCGCGCTTTCTCATAGTCGGCAACGCGTCCGGCGTTTTTGCGCCGCCACTCTTTCAGGTACTCGCGCTTTGAGAGCACTTACTCGCTGGGGTCGTGATCGATAATCTTGGCGGGGAGCTGCTTGTCGAAGGTGAGCTTTGCGTCCTCGCCCAAATTTATCGTGACGGTAAACCGCTCGCCGCCACCCACAGCGTCGACGCGCTCACCCAAGCCCGCGATCCGCGTCACCAACTTGGCGCCCTCGATCTTCGCCGGTAGCGCCTCGTCCCGATCGTGCAGGCGATTATTCAGCTCGGGTAAAAATTCCTCGAGCATCGAAGCGGCCTTGAGTTTTACCCTTTCGTGGGTGTTGAGCGCGCCGTTCCAGGCCTCGGTTTCGCTGAAAAGCAGGTTTTGAAATTTCCCGTTTGACTTGAGTGTCTCCCAAGTTTCAGGGCTTATTGAGTATTGTTTAAGTATAGTTTCGAGCGGCTGGATATCCATAGCGATTTCGCGCGCCAGCTTCACCAATAGAATGTCGGAATGACTTGGAGCGAGGACCGTAACTATTGCCATGATACTTTCATGATACTATATGTAGCTTGCCAACTGAGTCCGCTATACTATACGAAGTGGCAGGATGGCAAACAACTTCGCGGGCCGCGGCGTCCTTCAGGTCGTCGGCCCCGCGGCGCTCAACGCCGCTACGAAAGCTCAGGACGAGGCGAAGGCGGCGAGCGCTCAGGAAACTGACGCGACGACGCTCTCTAATCTTGCGTCACACATCCGAACTCGGTTCGACGTCTTCAAGCAGCACCGCAACACGAGCAACTCCGGCTGGTCCGAGAGGCTCCTGATTGCGCTGCGCGCCTTCAACCGCCAGTACGACGCGACCAAGCTCGCGCAGATAAAGCAATTTGGCGGCTCCGAAGTTTACGCCGGCACGATCGCCGCGAAGTGCCGTGGCGCGAGCAGCCTTCTTAGGGACGTGTATCTTTCACCCGACCGGCCCTGGGGCATTAACCCGCCAGTCGACCCAGAGATTCCGCCGGAGATTGTTGGGCACGTCAGCCAGCTAGTTGGTGTCGAGGCTCAGACGAACGCTAAGGCGGGACAACCTACCGACATCAACGCGATCCGCGACCGCACGCTGACGCTGATGGAGGCGGCGCGCCAGGCCGCGAAGAAGCGCGCCAAGGCGCAAGCCATGGTCGCCGAGGACAAAGTCGACGAGCTCCTCACGGACGGAAAATTCTACAAGGCGCTCGCGGAATTTCTCGTTGATCTTCCATTGTTTCCCTTTGCGTGCATCAAGGGCCCCGTCGTCCGGATCGTGCCGTCGGTTGTCTGGACTAAGGGCAAAGCCGTCGTGCAGCAGAAGCCGCGGCTGTTTTGGCAGCGCGTATCGCCGTTTGATTTGTGGTGGACGCCGGGCGTCGCCGACATTGAGGACGCGGAAGTCGTCGAGCGCACCCGCGTCACCCGCGCCGACCTGAACGATCTCTTGGATTTGCCCGGCTACAACCAGGACGAAATCCGTGCCGTGCTCGACGAATACGGGCGCGGCGGCCTCACTGAAAACTGGGACACGACGGACGCCGAGCGCGCCGTCCTGGAGAGCCGGGAAAATCCGGTCATGAACCGCTCCGGACTGATCACTTGCCTCGAGTATCACGGCAACGTCCAGGGCCGGATGCTCCTCGATTACGGGATGGACAAGAAGCAAATCCCCGACGAGATGCGCGACTACATGGTCCAGGCCTGGCTCATCGGCCAGCATGTGATCAAAGTTCAGTTCTCGCCGAGCCCGCGCAAGCGACACCCATATTTTATTACGTCGTTCGAGAAAGTCCCCGGCACGCCCGTGGGTAACGGGATCCCCGATCTCCTCAGTGACGTGCAGGACGTAACTAACGCGACGCTGCGCGCGCTCGTGAACAACCTCTCGATCGCATCGGGACCGCAAGTCGTTATCAACACTGACCGCCTCGCGCCCGACGAGGACGGCGAGGACATGTACCCATGGAAACGTTGGCGCGTTACGTCGGACCCTATGGCGAGCAATACGCAGCCTCCGATAAGCTTCTTCCAGCCGCAATCGAACTCGCAAAGTCTACTGGAAACATTCCAGAAGTTCTCCGACATCGCGGACGAGCTCTCGGCCATCCCGAAGTACATGAGCGGCAACTCGAGCGGAGGCGCCGGCCGGACCGCGTCTGGCCTCGCAATGCTTATGGGGAATGCATCTAAGATTCTCCAGACCGTCGCGGCGAACATCGACCGCGACATTTTTGATCCGCTGCTTTCGAACCTCTTCGACATGATCATGCTGACGGATACTTCGGGCATGTTGACCGGCGAAGAAAGCATCAAGGTGATGGGCGTGAGCGTCGCCATCCAGCGCGAGACTGAGCGCTCTCGCCAGATGGAGTTTCTCCATGCGACTGCGAACCCGATAGACAACCAGATTATGGGCCCGACTGGCCGCGCCAAGGTGCTCCGTGCCGTCTCGCAGGGCATTGGCCTCGACGGCGACGAGATCGTGCCGAGCGAAGACGAGGTCAAAGCGAACGCGCAAGCCGCGCAGCAGCATCAATTGGAGCAGCAGGGCGCGGAAGCGCAAGGCGGCCAGCAGAAATCCAATGTCACTCACGACACCGGTCCTCGGACTGCGATCGCGGGCGGCACTGGCTAACGCCAATCAGAGGAGAAAACCGATGGCGAAGAGCAAGGAGATCTCGAGCAAAAAAGCTTCGTTCGCCAAAGGCGGCAGCACGAAGATGTTCGGGAAGCAGCACGCCGGCACCCAAAAGCCGGGCCAGACTTCAACGCAGGCAACCTCCAGCGGCAAGTTCGCCGTCGGCGGCAAGACGCACATGTTCGGCAAGCAGTGCGCTTCGCCGTCCAAGGCTGGCAAGACCAACAAGTAACGCAACCCCAACATTCTCTGATCGGAAGCACAAATGGCTAAACTCACTATCGACGACCAGGATCTGGCCTCGGAGATCATCAAGCTCCAACAGGCCCTTACCGGGGCGACTGTTTCTATCGCTGCCGGCGCCGCCAACACGATGGTGGTTACGGTCCAGCATCCCGTAAAGGCTGTTCGTGAGCTCGAGGTCTATTTCTCGGACTCAGCGACGGGCGTCGGCCTCACGGCCACCGCCTTCAGCGGAACGCTGGCGGCTACCACCGGTGTCATCAAGGACACACCTACCGCGGCAAAGTCGTTCGTCGTCTTGACCGACGCGACCGGCAAGTTCGTTGGCGTCCTGACGGCCACCGGCAAGCCCGCCACCGTCTACACCGCCGTGGTGAACCCGGATGGGCTGGTCGTCGTGAGCCCGATCTCCGGAACCAACTGGGGCTAACCGCTACTGGGGAGCTTCTACCAAGAAGCTCCCCACTCTCTTTTCAGGAAGCAACATGCTGAAGATTCCAGGCGCCACGCACCACGTTGGAAAAGGCTCGACTGAAGAGATGCTTCCGCATCGCAGTGCCTTGACCACGCTCGCAAAGGGCAACCCGCTCCAGCGCACCATTGGCAATTACGGCAAGGCGACACCGTCCGGCGCCGGCGCGCTCGGCGCCCCGTCGATCATGG